GAATAACATACGGGATACTAATGGCAATACCACGCATTTCTGCTGGTGATATTGAATATGATAATCCATTGCTTACCCGGTAATATACTCTGAATTTACCTTGTGGAACATTGCCATATACACCATCTGCAAACACTAATTCTATCTTATCGTTTTCTTTAGTTACAACCGAATATATATTACGTATATTACGGGATAAACTATTATATGCAATGTTATTGCCAACTAAATTAGATACTTTAGCCCATTGGTTTAATTGTGCATTATTCGCACCCAACGTAAACATCCAAACATCATCATTGTTGATATTTGGACTTTCTACTGCTATTTTTTCATTTGGTGTTGGTGTATCAATGGTAAGATCTGCTAATTCTAAACTACCTTGTTTGAACATAACATAAAAACCATTTCCATTACTACCCGGCCCCTTTCCATCATTTCTATATATAAAACCAAGTTGGTTACTTGGGTATGGAGCTTCTTCGTAAATGGATTCACTGTTTTTAAATGCAGTACTTACCACTTCAAATGCCATATTTCTACCGGCAACCGATTTATTGTAGGTGAAAATTGGAACATCTCCACTAAACGAATTAAACCTGTACTGCTGCGTTGGTATTCCATCTATGGTTGCAGACCCTTGACTTTTTCCGAATTCAGTATTAGTCGTCATTGCAGCATTTAACACCATGATAAACTGCTCATACCAATTAGAATTGGTTGGGTCGTTCCATGTAATATGCTGCTGTGCTAGATTTTTACCATTGCTATCTAGTAATGGTTCAGTAGTTGACACGTATGTGAATTTAAGCAATCCAGACGCTGCAATGTTCCGTTTTGGATTATAACTCAGCATTCTAGCAATCTTCAACACGCTTTCTTTTCTTTCAGCGAGCTCTAAGAAGTTTTCTCTACTTGCAAGATCTATTCTAAATGACAAACTTTGTCCCAAAAACGCTATAGCATCAATCAATGCCATATATTCAGAAGATTCAATATAATCATTGAAGTCTTCTGGGTAGTTTTCACGGATATAAGTGATCATTACTCTGCGAAGATTTTCAAAATCGTATGATTTGAAATCCGCATTCTTGAAAGTCTGGTATATACGGGTCCAGTCTTCGTTTAAAATCAAATTGTTTTGTCTAGTGGTTGATGTCATAGTGGTTCCAATTATCGATACACATATTTAGCTGTATTCGCAACCTGAAAATAGACCACTAATCACTACTGTTACGCAATCACCGCATTTTTTTTATCAAAATTCATGGTCATACGTTCCGTGATGTTAAATGGCATGTAAGTCAATTCCAAGTCTATCCGAATACCAAATGCTGTGGTAGTAACTACTACTTTATCTATTCGTAGTCTAGGGTCGTAGTTAACTATTGTTTCCACGTCCTTCGCAATAATACTCTTTGTTGATTCAGTGAATGGTTCAAATAGCATGTCCCAAATAACAGTACCAAATTTTGGATTTTCCAACTTCTCACCACGTCTTATATAGAAATGGTTCAACAAATCACGTTTCACTATATCAATGTCATACAACTTATAATTAGTTGATTTAGAATTCGAATCAAATCCTTTAAATGTGAAGTTTCCTTGTTCCTTATCACCAACAGATGCCTTATTAACTGCAACCGTTTTTTGGTTATATAGTTTATTCGCCACGTTTCTTTCCTTCTTTTGATATATCCGTTTTATCAGGTACCACAGCGGTTGGATCTAAATTCTCATGCAACGACCACGGTTCATGCATTGGAATTCGCCGCAAGATACTTTGTAATGGTTTTTCTGCTTGATATCTCTTTTCTTTCCATGCAACTGTGGTACTAGTTACTGGAATGTCGTGTATCTTAAATGGTTCTGCCGGTGCTGCAGTTGATGCTTCGGGACCATTCATATGAATTTGATTCGCAGTTGCTACCATATTTCCACCACTTCTGATATGTGTACTTAACTCAGCGGTAATCAAATTAGACGAACCGGTGGCAATGTGCAAACTATTTGATGTGGTTATCTGTCCATTTAAGCCTATGACAATACTTGTATTACCAGCACTCTCCATGTGTATACCACCCAACCCAGTATCAGCACCGGCACTTACATTAAAATTCCTACCAGCTTCTAGGTTAATATCTCTATCTGCCCGAATGTTCAAATCATTTTCTGTGTGGATTGAAATGGAATCATTCGCATATATGTCAATTTTACCGTTACTTGTAAGCTCAATCCAAGCCGTACCACGTGAATTGCCAATATAAATCAAATCCTCGGAATTATGCATCAATAATTGATGACCGGTACGAGTTCTCACCCGAAAATATTCATTATATGGAATATTCAAAGAACCCTTACCGGTCGCAGTGATATCTTCATATTCCATCTTACCAGCAGATGCGTGAGTTTTACGTTGCATCTTATCTTGCCCATCATCCATCACAAATTGGGTACCACCAATTCGACTAACTGGAATTGCTGACTTAGTTTGACTTTGATTTGTACCGACTGGAGCCATCTTGGATCCCTTACGTCTGTCAGCTGGACCTGGCGTCGATATACCAAATACCATACTAGGTGCTTCTCGTCTACTAGAACTATTAGTCACTCCGCGAATATCGTCTTCAACTAACCCCTGTTCCAAATAACAAGCAGCCATTGGATGTAATGCTTTCTTTATTTTACTAGCATCAATTTCCTTATCGGTCGAGTTATGACGTTTATTGATTTCCGCAACAGGTAATGGTGACTTGGTATCAAATGCCGTCTTATCAGCTTTACTCGCATCTACTGTAGATGAACCAGCGATCGCAGGCACCATGTGGTTAGCAAATCTGGACGGAACTGCAGCAAACCAATAACCTTGCGATGAGTCGCCGTCTACAAACACAACCAATACAGTAACACCAACATCGGGTGGGACAAACCACATCCCGTAACTCTTCTGTGTATCGTTGAATCCACCAAGTGCATCTGTCTTTTCACTGGTATTATTACCAGTATGTTCGGATGCAGTATATCCAAAGAATGGTGGTGCGTATTTTACAATATACGATTGCATGGTATTACCAACTTGGTTACCTTGTGGTTTCATCAAGGTAACTTCAAGACATCCCATGTACGTTGGGTCTAAATTGTTAACAATCCTAGCTGAGTATATCCCATTACCCAACTTTTGTTTACTGGTAGCAGTAGCGGATTGTCTTTTATGTTCTGGCATGTTCTATCCTTCAATTATTGCGTAGTGTAATCGGTTGCTGTTTGTTTTACTGAGTTAATATTTCCAACATCGCTGACCCCAGGAACTGCATTTACCATATTAGAAACTTTTGTCAAATCTTCAGATTTGTACCAAGTTGATAGGTCAGGAATTGCATTGGCTAAGGCGTTATCCGTTGATTTATTAGATTGATATTGCCATAATCCATGATTAGGCGTGGTAGATGGATCTACACTTCCCAAAAATGAACTCAAGGTTTCTGCTAATCCAGATGGTTGTGGTAAATCTGGAACGTCCGATGGTTGACATGCCTTTCTCACACACGTTAACCGTTGTTTAAACATACCATCATTTATGATGCATTCACATCGAATAACTTGGTATATACCACTAAATTGTGATTTTAATTTTGCTTCGGTATCCATGAAACCATACAAACCATCTCCTCCCATATTAACATCGACTGGTGTTTTGAATGTGACGAATATATGAACTTCTCTATCAATGTAGTTCATTGTCCCGTCCTGGGTCATTTGTGAGCTACCTTCTGACACAGGAACAAAACTATTAGACACCCCATTATCAACCATCCAGTACGGGTCACCTAATATCTCAAGATTAAGTGTTATCATATCAGCTGTACCAACGCCCAATACTGCATTATGTAATCGTAACGCGGTTTCTATCTCAGTCGAAGTTGTGCCAGAACCACCACCTGCTTGTGTTAAAAGGTTGGGATCTTTGTGAATTCTTGGTCTTAACGAAACACCAGCCGCTGGTGTTGAACCAGGGTTTGCTTGTTGCTTCGTTGGTAATTCCTCAGACGTGGTTGAATTTTGATTTGGATCAGCAATTTTACCAGCCTGATTCGATGGTGATGAATTCGATGATGAATAAAACAAATTATTAAGTTCAATGTCAAACTTCAACACGTTAGTGTTTTTTCCGGTGTAAATGTAATTATACGCTTTGCATATCTGCTGTTTCAGTTCTGCGTATCCACTAGGTACTGACCCAGGTGGCGATACAACCGAATGATGAACATAATAGGGTCTTACCCTAAAGGTAATCTTTTTAGCAAAATCACCAACAATCGGATCAATATTACCGGGTATTATTTCCATTTGGATATCAACCATAAAGTATCGTATCATACCATTCTTAATATTCTCAGGTTTTTGATTATTGCTACAATATTCTGAACTTAATACGACTTTTGTTATAACATCCGTAATACGCATACCTGCTGGGAATTGATACGCCCTATTATTTGGGTCTACCTGCATGGTACCATCTTTTTGCATACCTTGTTCATTATATACTTCGTCTGGATTTTTCATTGGAACCGTACCACCGCTGTTTGCAGTAAATCCCAATTTAGACCTACCGATATCATTCATCAATGGATCTTCAAGTTCTACGTTGGTACCAGCTATAGAATTTGGTGCACTTTCCCCAGGTGTCACTATAGCTGAATCTGGTATCGTTGCAGTTGCTATTGATGTAAAATCCTCAATATTTTCAGGAAATTGAATATCATATACATCTGGCTTCCCAATTATCCCATCTTTAAGGTTGGTTTGCTCTAAGTTGTTCAAAAAAGAAACTAAACTATTAGGTCCTGTTTTCAATATCTCGGCAACCGTACCTTCCGAATCCGCTATAATTTTCACATCTCGTAATGTAGAGTTATACACATCACTATACGCCATGTCACTTTTTGGAACAGCAGTAACCGTATAATTACTACCTGCTTCAGTGACTTTAAATTTAACGTTAGAAAACGCAACAGTGAAATACTTAGGTTTTGTCACCTTTAATATAGTACCATCAGTATCATATCCAAGAAATTCCAGTTTTAGAACAAAAACGGCCTCACCGTATGTCATATACCCAGCATTTATCGCTGCGTTCTGTAAACTTTCAATGAATTGTCCCATCGAATATGGTTCATACACGTCAAACCGATAATTTATCGCATTGGAGTTACCAACCGTTTGACTTGCAGCCACCGTCATTGTTATATTAAAGTTATTAATGAAGTATTCTGGTGTACCACGTGAGGTTCTAACTCGGTCGGCATCGTATCTACCAGCAGATGAAAATATAACATTGGATAACGTACTGCCCAAACTTCTATACGATAACGGGTCGTTATATTGTTCTGGTGTTAAACAAGCCAACGTCCATAAGGTCGTACATGATGCAAATTCTTCAAGGTCGTTATCGACGACATTTGGCAAATCGCTATCATACCACGTCGAAATATCCGACGATGTCCCATCCGAAACCGTTGCACCTGGACTGGTCAATGATTGAAAATCTGGAGTTATCGCAGTTGCTATTCCAGTTGATATATTTGATGGAACCGATACAACTTCACCGTTCGATATTGGTGTCATTGGTATTTCGGTTGAACCCGGTTCCCCCAATCCAATAGTTACTGTCATACTATACTCCTAGATACTGTGTTAATTTACTTTTCTTTGGTATATATATGGCTGTTCCGGTTTCGAAATCATAGATTGGATCTTTCAATACACTCATGTTTCGTTGAACGAAAACCCACCATAACTTTGGATTTCCATATATATCATATGCCAACAAATCAGGTCTATGTCTATGCTGTGACTGTATTATATGCAACGCATCATCTGGCTCAGCTGGTACTGGTCTCATTTGCAACAATTCCATATAAAGTGAATTTTGCTTCGTTGTACTCCATGGAGATGAATTTGAATATTTTGCCATTAAATATACCCTAAGCCGTTATTTACCATTGCACCACGTGCATATTCTTTTAAGTTAAACTGTCTAACCGTTGTTCTGTTATATATTGGACTCACCGTGACTGATATAGTACTCAAAATAGGTACCCACGTTACTTTACCATCAACCGTACACCGAATATAGTTAACGGAATCCTTGAAATCAACACTAAATGATTTGATAACAACTGGGACATTATCAAAAATATGCTTACCATACCCAGACAATGTGCATATTATTGGTGGGTTACCAACATTATCACCACTACCAAAGAACATTTTGGTTGCTGTTCTAAAAAAAGTAGTAGCAGCAATCCAATATTCTGCATCGGTTTCGGTTTCACATGAAAACTCACCAGCTATACTAATATCCTCCACTTGACTATCTTTATATGCTTGAAACGGGTAATTACTATGTACTACACTAGTGGTTGTGTAATTTGCTTTTGTAGATAACGTAATATTTGGTAAGTATGGCCAAACTGCACCACCAGTCTCTTCCAATCTACTAAAAAGTTTCGAGTCAAATAACTGCCATGGTGCGTTAATTCTTACACGCCAATCATTCTGTGAAGATGGTGATAGCGTAATCGCTGCTTGCCTGTTTGCAAACAACTCAGCCCCGGATGGGTTTTTGCTATTACTTAGCCTAAAAGTACTTAAAATATCATTTGCTTGACCAGCTAACGATGATAAGCTACTAGCGAATGACGTGAAATCAGATTCACCAGAATTCCCAAGAAATGAAGCAATTGGGATGTCGCCAGTTAACACACCACCGAGTGAATCGAGTAAACCAGTGCCATCATTGGTTATATTACCACCAATAGATTGATAACTATCAACAATACTATCAACCGATGACGTTGTACTCCCAAATGACATGGTGCCAAGTGAACTCGCGTTGAGCGCACTCGTAACATCCGAATTTAATTGGTTTGTAATACCCGGATTCTCACCAGTCGTTGGATTGTAATCGTTTGTTGGTAATGCCATGATAAATATTCTCCTATTAGTACTATTTATTACATATTTAATGTGGTATAATAGGTCTTATCGTATTCAATTGGAGAGAGTTAATGGCTGACCACGTAGTACCAAAAGCAAAGTATTTGACAAACAAAGAGTTACTGAAAGCAATCCACGCAAGTAAAAATACTTTTTGTTCATATACCCAACCTGAATTCGGGTTCTATGACTGTATCGTTACTGATATCGGTGAAATAAATGAAGATACAATCAACGATGCTAAACAAAGCCGTGCTACTCGATTATCAAGAGCAGCACACGAGAAAGCCCAACTAGAAGCTGGAAAGAAAATCCCAGCAATCGAATTTGAAGTCGATTACACCACCATTTGTGAAAATGATTTGGTATTCAGAATCATGACGTTTGACCACATTCCCCTGCAGCCAGACCGTAAGAAAACGGTTAAAACCGTTGCTGATGCTCGTGCTAAAGTAAACTTCCCACCTTTCCAACATTGGAAATTCAATGAGAATAAAGAGTTAGTTTGTGTTGGTAAAAGTCATTGGGATGGTGATGTCGATACTGGTCATTTCAGTATCACAAAAGGTCAGATGTCTAACTTGCTAGGTAAGATGTTAATGAAATTGGCTGAACGATATTCTTCACGTAGTAATGTCCGTGGCTACACGTATGTGGACGAGATGCGAGGTCAGGCAGTTCTTCAGTTAACGCAGGTTGCACTTCAATTCGACGAGTCAAAATCATCAAATCCATTTAGTTTCTACACGCAATGTTGCACAAACGCCTTCTTACGTGTGATAAACATAGAGAAAAGAAATCGTGAAATTCGTGATGATATTTTGGAAGGTGCAGGTTTAAATCCTAGCCATACTAGAATGAACTCGGATACCTATGGAGAAAGAATGAATGATGGTTATACTTGGATTGATGTAGACTAAAAGATAATTGTTCTACCATTCCCTAATTAAGCCCAGCTTCGCTGGGCTTTTTCTTATCTCACTTGTACGATGTACTCACCTGAACTTGGGTCATTCTTAACTACAACAAATCCATATCGTCTACTCAACTGCTGAGTTAATGATTGATACACACCACGTCTATCATTAGTCCCATCATCCTTTGATGCCGAATACCCAATATACACAATCTTTGGGTTTTGTTTAATCCAAGCTAATGCACTTGCTATCACGGTTGATAGAATTTTACGTGCAAACCCTTCAGTGTTAAATCCGTCAAACGATTCATTAATTTCGTATAGCAAGGTAGCATAATTAGATCTATTCTTGTGAAACAATATCATACCGGTGTGTTTTTCACCAGATGGTGTTTCAAACGCAAACTCAAATATATTTGAATCAGTTTGTTTGTATTCTAGTGGAGTATCTAATGCCTCCACTAGATCAATGTTGTCAATTATGTCAAGAAGTTCTCGCATTTGCATTTCTCTTTTCCTTTACTTGTATGTAGATTGCCTCTGGTTCCACGTCGAAGTATTTGTACAATGCACCGCACAACCAACCATCTATACCCAATGCCTTACACACATACCAATTACCGGTTTCTTCATTTCCACGTGTTTTCAATTCTAACTTATATTTATAGGATGGAAATGGGTTTTTAGAAAAGATACAGAGGAATCCATCGTGTGCGTTGGGTATATGACTAACCATTGCATCAATGATCAAATCAGCACCAGATACAAATGCTTCTTTGTTCAGTCCAGTTGTTTCATCGTCAAATACCCATACGCCGTGGTAATTGTAAATCTCAATAATATTGATTGTGTTCATATTACACCTCGTTAGTTGAATGAGCCGTTAATATATAGTATAATGGACCTATAGTCAATACCTAAAAGATAATTAAATCACCATTGACTTCCATTATCTTTTAGGTATAATACTCGCAACTTAACCCAACAAGGACAATGATATGAAAATAGAACCATTTGATGCATTAATAGAGGAAAAATACGGTGTATCTGTATACGATTGCGATTCAAATACAACTCGTGACCCGATCAAAGAAATGCGAACTTGGTGTATTAATACTTTCGGTGAGAGGAACGTCAGACCATCGCTTACAAATTTCTACTTTCGCAATGAGTCAGATAGACTTATGTTTATCATGCGGTATACGGAATAATCACTTGACAAACCACTACATACCTTATACAATTCACCAATCATAACTAACCTGAAGATCAATATGACAGATAATCTTTTTAAGAAAGTAGCAGTATTCACTGATTTGCACATCGGTGCTAAGTCTAATTCAACCACTCACAATGAAGATTGTGAACAATTTATCGATTGGTTTATCGAAACAGCAAAGGCTAATGGCTGTGAAGTTGGTATGTTCTTAGGTGACTTCCACCACAATAGAAGTTCACTTAATATCTTATCGATGGATTACAGTGTACGATGCCTTGAAAAAATGGGTGCTGCATTTGAAAAGTTCTATTTCTTACCAGGCAACCACGATTTATATCTAAAAGATCGTAGAGACGTATGCAGTGTTATATATGGTAAGTTCATTCCAGGGATTACAATCATTGAAAAACCAATGACTATTGGTAATGTAACTCTTTGCCCTTGGTTGATTGGTGAAGAATGGAAAACTGTTGGTAAAACAGGTGGTCGATATATCTTTGGTCATTTTGAACTGCCTGGTTTCTTCTTAAACTCGATGGTAAGAATGCCAGATACCGGTGAAATTCGTAATGAACAGTTCAAACCATACGAACTTGGATTTAGTGGACATTTCCATCAAAGACAATCTAATGGTAATATCAACTATATTGGTAATGCGTTTCCACATAATTATGCGGATGCTGGTGATGATGCCCGTGGTATGATGATTTTAGAATGGGGTGGTGAACCTCAATATCTTTCATGGCCTAAACAACCTACTTATAGATCATACAAGCTAAGTGAAGTTATCAGTGAACCCGATAAGTTGCTTAAAGAAGGTATGCATTGCCGTGTAACTATTGATATTCCTATTACATTTGAAGAAGCAAACTTCATTAAGGAAACTTTCATACCGCAATACAACCTTCGTGAGATGCACTTGGTTCCTTCTAAAGCAGATATCAACCCTGACTTAGCTCCAGTTGATATTAGTTTTGAAACAGTTGATACTATTGTTATGAGTCAAATTGAATCAATTGATACTGAATCATTTGATAAGAATTTGTTAATGGCAATCTATCAAGAACTGTAGGTAGTAATAATGAGTATACAAGAAACCTATTTGTTTGAACAGTTTCGTTCTGTATTCCCAGAGATTGAAAAACAATTCTATATACCGTATGTTCGTAGTGGTTCTAAACGACATTATCGCTATGACTTTCGGTATCAAAACAAGATAATTGAATTTCATGGTGATTTCTGGCATGCACATCCATTGCTTTATGCCGAAGACTTTGTTAATCCAACTACGAAGAAAACTGCTTTTGAGACTTGGACTTCTGATTATCACAAGAATCAATACGCCATTGACAATGGTTATTCTTTACTGGTTGTTTGGGAATCTGATTTTAACACCAACCGACAAGAAGTTGTTGACCGTTGTACTAATTTCCTGTTAACATAAACTATCAATCCTACAATTACTGACTATCATGATAACAATTAAGAATCTAACTGCAAAAAACTTCCTATCTATTGGGAATCAAACTCAATCCGTTTCCTTTGATAATGGGTTATTGACCCTTGTACTAGGCGAAAACCTTGACATGGGTGGGCCTGAAAAACGGAACGGCTGTGGTAAAACGGTAATGGTTAACGCATTAAGTTACGCATTATTCGGTTCTGCGTTGACTAATATCAAGCGTGAAAACCTTATTAATAAGATAAATGGTAAGAATATGCTTGCCACTGTATCATTTGACAAGGATGGTGTTGAATACAAGATAGAACGTGGTAGAAAACCAAATATCTTGAAGTTTTCTATCAATGGAAAAGACCAAGTGCTACAAGATTTGGATGAAAGTCAAGGTGATTCAAGAGAAACTCAAAAGGCTATTGAAGAAATCTTAGGTATGAAATTGGAGATGTTCAAGCACATAGTTGCTCTGAATACTTACACTGTTCCATTCTTAGGAATGAAACCAGGTGAACAACGAGAAATCATTGAACAGTTACTTGGTATTACCCAATTGAGTGAAAAAGCTGATTCGTTAAAGGTATTAGTAAAAGAATCAAAAGATTCGATTGCGACTGAAAACACTCGCATTACTACAGTACAAGCATCGAATGACCGTATTCAACAAAGCATCGAAGCCTTAATTCGTAAAGAAAAAATGTGGAATGAAACTCGTGATAGAGCAGTTGTTTCTATCAACAAAGATATTGAACGATTAAGTCCAATTGACATTGATGCCGAGATTCAAGCACAGCGTGAGTATACTGTATGGCATACTAGTAAGAAAGAACGTGATAGTATTAACTCGTTAATTGCAAAGCAATCCACTGCAGTTGAACGAGAAGAACGTGTTCTTAAGTCACTAGAACAAGAGTTAGTTCACTTAGCAGAACATAAATGCCATGCCTGTGGTCAAGAGTTACATGACGACAAACATGAACAGCTATTAGCTACTAAAAGTGAACAATACCAAGCTAGTGTAAAGTCAATTGCTTCACATAAAGAAGAATTAGACTTGTTAGATGAAGCTATTATTGCTTTAGGTGAGATTGGTCCTTGCCCAAATGTTAAGTATGATACCCTAGAACAAGCCTTGAATCACAAGAATACAATTGCTTCACTAGAGAAAGAGTTGGCTAGTAAGTTAGCTGAAACCAATCCCTACTTAGAACAAATCGAAGACTTGAAAACGACTGCTATTCAAGATGTTTCATGGGATAAAATGAATGAATTAGTACGAGTTAAAGAGCATCAAGACTTTCTCTATAACTTGTTAACTAACAAGAATAGTTTTATCCGTAAACGTATCATCGATCAAAACTTGGCATTCTTAAATCAAAGACTTTCTGTTTACTTAGGTCAATTGGGTCTACCACATCAAGTAGAATTCCAAAATGATTTATCTGTATCGATTACCCAATTGGGTCAAGATTTAGATTTCTACAACCTATCTCGTGGTGAGATGAATCGTTTGATCTTGTCGTTAAGCTGGTCTTTTAGAGATGTTTGGGAGAACTTATACCAACCAATTAACTTATTATTCATTGATGAGTTGCTAGATTCTGGTTTAGATTCATCTGT